GGAGCCCAAGCCTATTCTTCTTTTGATACTTATATGGCTCCTTATATAAGAATAGATAATCTTTCTTATAAAGAAGTTAAGCAGCATCTACAGGAATTTATTTATAATCTAAACGTTCCCTCACGATGGGGAAGTCAAAGCCCTTTCACAAATTTAACTTTCGATTGGGTATGTCCGGAAGATTTAAAGAAAGAAAAACCTATCGTTGGTGGCAAAGAATGTGATTTCTCCTATGGCGATCTCCAAAAAGAAATGGACATGATCAATAAAGCTTATATTGAAATCATGTTAGAGGGAGATAAAAACGGTCGAGTATTTACTTTCCCAATTCCTACTTATAATATAACGCCTGATTTTAATTGGGATAGTGAAAACAGCACATTACTTTTTGAAATGACCGCTAAGTATGGTTTGCCATATTTTCAGAATTTCATTAACTCTGAATTAAAGCCTAATATGATTCGCAGTATGTGCTGTCGTTTACAATTGGATTTAAGAGAGCTTTTGAAAAGAGGAAACGGTTTATTTGGTAGCGCAGAACAAACAGGTTGTTATGACGAAGAAACCGAAGTTTTAACCAGACAGGGTTGGAAATTTTGGAAAGATGTGACTATGGAAGATGAGTTTTGTACTCTGTCCCGCAGTAGAAAAATTGAGTATCAACGACCTATTCGTCTTTTCAAGAAAAAATACTCTGGAAAAATGATACATTTTAATACTAGAAACCTCGACCTTAAAGTTACTCCTAATCATAATATGCTGATAGAAAATCAAAAAGGAGAGCTTTCTTTAATAAGAGCGGATAAATATGCTTTTTCTAGTAAAATTTATCATAATGGTATTCCTAAAAGAGGCATATGGCTAGGTAAAAAACAAGATTTATTTGAATTAAAAGGTATTGAAGGAACAAAGTGCTGTTTCGGTCATGAATATCCCTATACCTCGCCTGATCGTACTTTTGATACGAAAGATTGGATGGCTTTTCTTGGTATTTTCCTAAGTGAGGGTTGGTATAGTAAAATTAAAAATCGTAATAAAGATTACCTTTTTATAATTTCTCAAAAGAAACCTCACGTTAGAAAACAAATTAAAGAGCTTTTTAAAAGAATGGGAATCCATTACAATGAAAAAATCGTTAAAAATGGTTTTGGAGTTCATTGTAAGACCCTTCATTCCTATCTTAAACAGTTTGGTTTGCAGAAAGTTCGATTTATCCCTAGAGAAGTTTTAGAATTAGATAAAGAGTATTTAGAGATTCTTTATCATTGGCTTATGTTGGGAGATGGTTCCGTATCTAAAAACGGACAAGAGACTTATTATACCTGCTCTAAACAACTAGCTAGTGATGTTCAGGAATTAATAATTAAACTTGGTTATGGTTCACGTATTACCACTAAAGATAAATTATATCATGGGAAAATAAACAGAATTTATGAGGTTTCCAAACATGTAAAAAGTGATAAATACTGGATTCAAACTCATAAGAAAATTGAAGTAGAAGATTATTGCGGAAAAATTTATTGTGCCGAAGTTCCCAACCATACCCTTATAGTTAGAAGAAACGGAAAGGCTACTTGGTGTGGAAACTCAATCGGAGTTGTGACCATTAATTGTGCTCGCTTAGGTTATCTGTTTAAAGGGGATAAAGAAAGTCTTTATAATCGCCTTGATTATCTCATGGATTTAGCCCGCAATTCTTTAGAGCTTAAAAGAAAAACTCTTAAACAAAATATGGATAGAGGACTTTATCCTTATATTAAGAGATGGCTAGGAACTTTGCGTAATCATTTCTCTACAATCGGCGTAAACGGCATCAATGAAATGATACGTAATTTTACTAACGATAAGGAAGATATTACTACTGAGAAAGGGCATGCTTTTGCCGTAGAGTTTTTAGATCATGTTAGAGCAAAGCTTTTAAGTTATCAGAGTGAACAGGGAACTATGTATAATTTAGAGGCAACGCCAGCAGAGGGAACTACTTATCGTTTTGCAAAAGAAGATAAAAAGCGATTCCCTGATATTATTCAGGCCGGTACTCCTTCTAATCCATACTATACCAATAGCTCTCAACTCCCGGTAGGATATACTGACGATCCTTTTGAAGCTTTGGAAATGCAGGATGATCTGCAGAGAAAATACACAGGCGGCACGGTTTTACATTTGTACATGAATGAAGCTATTAGTAGTTCGGATGCCTGTAAAAAGATAGTTAAGAGAGCTCTAACGAATTTCAAGCTTCCTTATATTACGATAACTCCTACTTTTAGTATATGCCCAATTCATGGTTATATAAAGGGACAACATGAATATTGCCCTAAATGCGATGCAGAGTTACTTGCTAAAAAAGCTAATAAATAATTAGGCTAAATAAAGGGACGTATACGTCCCTTTTTTATTAAAAAATTTTTAATTGCTCTTTTAAAATTTCTGAGGTATAATTATTTCATTAGATAAATTTTAACAGGAGTTATAAAATGAGTGACGTTACAAGAGCTTTAAAGAATTGGCAAGATTACAAAGAAATTCGTGTTTCTGGTGATTCTAAACCTACAGCTAATGCCGAAAAGCTTATCGCTCTTTTCACTAAAGTAGCCGGACAGGGTACTTTTGAAATTGTTCGCGTTGATTGCTCTAATTGCTATGGTAGAGAAACGGGTATTTTACTAATTTACAAAACTCCGGAAGCTTTTGCAGAAATCAAAAAACTTTTCAAAGAGTTTTGTGAATCTCTCGGTTATAAATACAGTCGAAGCGGTACAATGTTTGATGCATATAGTGCTAATGCCGTTTATGAATTGGAAAACACTGAAAATTTTGCCGGTATTTATCGTAATCCTACTCCTGATAAAGATTTAGGTATTGAATTAGTTCTCTTGAAACTTAGAGAATTTCTTTAAACAATTGCCAAATTTCTAAAAAGCTTTATGATTTAATCATCAAATAATTTTTTAACAGGAGTCATAAAATGACAAAAGTTGATGAAGCTATTGAAAATATTATTGAATATGCTCAGAATCACGATATTAGCATTGAACGTAACAGAGAAAAATTTGAGTTTTTGTTAGAACTTTATTATGATGCTCGTCGTGAAGAAACTGATTGGGCAGAAGAGGTAGAAAGACAAGAAGCGATGGAATTTGCTGAATGTTTTTCCGAATCAGAATAAAAAGTAATTTTAAAAGGGAGCTAAGCTCCCTTTTTGTTTGGAGAAATTATGGATAAATATAAAACGAATATAGGCTTTACATTTTACCGTAATCCTATAGCGGAAAGCTTAAAAAAAGACTTTGAACAAATGACTTCTTTTCAAGCCATGTTAGAGCTTGAGAAAAATATACCGCAATTAGAGGAGTTAAAAGAAATACAACCCTATCTTAATAAGACCCTTATAAGAGTATTAGCCTGTTTTGAAGATTTTTATCCCGCTTTATCCAAATATCATCCACCTTTCGGAGAAAAGTAATGAAATATTTACCTGTATTAAAACACATTGTCTTGCTCGCTAAAAATAAGAACGCTGGCGTAATGAGATACGCCTTTATTCAAACTTACGTAAAAGGATTTGTTGATACTTTAAAAATAACCGATCCTAAGTATCCCGGCATTCCTGAGTTAGAAAGAGTTACTAAATTAGAAAACGGTTTTAGTAGCGACTGTTTTTTCAAAAGTTGTTATTCCGCAGAAGCATTAGACAGGCGTTTAAATCCACCTCCAAAAACACATAAGCTTATAATAAAACCTGTTGCTCGCTCACAAGTAGACGAAAAGCATGAGTGTATTTTATATCACGAAATAATTGAACCTATTTAAAAATTACTTTATAATATCCTTATATTAAAGGAGAATATTATGAAGTTCACGGTTACTAAGATGGGTTTTCAAGTTGTAAAACATTCTTTTGAAGGTAAGGATATCGAGGAAGCTAAAAAGATAGCTCCTAAGATTGCACATTTCAGAAGAGTTTTTACCGGTTACGGTGATAACAATTATCTTATTTTAGAACAGGAAAACTCTAATATCTCTTACGAGTACAATAACCGTTCGGGTGTATATAAATGGGTGGAAAAGTAAATGGGATTGGATATGAATTTTTGATAAAAAAGAAGCCTCCAAAATAGGAGGCTTTAATTTTACTCTCGTAATTCTTCTTCTAAAACAACCTGTGAATACCTTGTTAAAAGAGGTATGAGAGTATTATAATCAAATTCTATCCGTAAAGTTTTTACCTTTTTCTCAGGGTTTAAAAGCATATAAGCAAACCATCTATGGTTCCCGTCTAATAAATAACCATTTTTGTCACAAATTAAAATACTAAAATTTTGCTTCTTAAAAGCAATGTCTAATATATTAGACAAGGCTTTATCCAAATAAAGATCTTTTTGAATGCTTTTAAAAGAAGAGCACTTTACTTTTTCCTGAGTATAGGGAATACCGATATTTTCCAAAAATTCTTTCAAAAGGTCTATATGCCTATTATCTAGAACAGGCATTTCTTTTCTTGAAAAGATTTTTAAAGCCTTTTGTTGAACTTGAGAAAAATTACTACAAAAGTTAGGTAAAAATTTAATATATGTACCGAGGTAATTCTTAGCATATTCATAGGCCTCATTAGGGCTAATAAAGCTATTTAGATAACCGCTCTGTTGATAAGATAGTATTTTCATAATACAATAGTAAAAAGGTTTATATTAAATTTAAAAGAGATATGAAAGTAAATTCTTATCAGAGATTGGCCGAGTATGATTTGTATGCTATGGCAACAGTTGCTAGAGACGTACAAAGAAAAATGCTTATAGAAGTTAATCCTGATGTTATGCATAAAGGAAATGCTTATTTAAAGCTTTATAATGCAGCTAGCAAACAGAAAGCAAGCAAAGTTGCTCGTATTTCTATGTATGAACCTATTTACATAGAGCATGCTAATGTAGGAAGAAAAGCGGGTAAGAAAGATTGGATTTTAAACTCTAAGGAGAAAAGAGAATTTATAGCTTTTTTAAACTCTGTTCAAAATGGTTATACTGTTTGGCAAAAAACTATTTTAGATTATAACAAAGAATTGGATTTGTTTGAGGAAGATACTATGGAAAATTTATTACCTAATCCAAAGTATCCTGATTATCTTCCTTATAATTTACCAATACCCGACTACATGAAATTATGATAAAAATACGTATTAAAGTAATTAGAACTAAAAAAGAGCTTCGTAAGTATCAAGATAAATATAATATAGCGGTTGATGATTATATTGATTCTTATGGTTTAAGTTGGCATCTTAATAATCTCCATATTGTTTATATTGCAAAGGATTTAAAAAAGAAGGTGCTTTATAGTACTATTGCTCACGAAGCTTTACATATTTGTCAGAGTTATTTTAATAATATTGGAGAAGGAAAACCGGGCGATGAAATTTATGCTACTTTTCTTCACACGGTTTATGAAAAAATTTATAGAAAACTTTAAAAGGAATTGTTATGGAAGAGTATGAAGAGTACGATATTTTGGTATCCAATGATGGATTTGCTTCTAATACAAACATTTATAGCGTATCAAAGGATTTAAATGCTTTAGTTAGTTATATTAAGAAAGCTCTTATAGAAAATCCAAATAATGCTTTAGCAGATTTATCTATAATGATAAATGGTTGTCCTAAAGGTTTTGAAAAGTATTATAAATACTTACAAGACTCTTTAGAGAATATGGTAGCAGCTGTGATTACTTATCAATATGATCAAGTGAGAAATCCCTTGAACTTTATTGCAACTCTCGATAGAATTTATAAATTGGCTACCAATAATCCTTTTGGTTATCTCGCTTTTGCTACTTTTGCATACGATAGCAAATATTGGGAAAAATTAGATGATTGTATAGCTAACTTCGAATACGGTAATTTTAAACTCGCTAATATAGGTAAATTGGAATTACCGGTTGATGAAGGATATATCCTGATAGAAAATAAGGACAATGGCTTAGCAGTTTTAACTAATGGCATAATGGATTAATTTTTGAACCTTCCTTAAAAAGGAAGGTTTTTTATTGCCTTGAAATTTTAGTAAATTCTCTTTATAATAAAGTTATGTTTAATAGGAGAAGATGATGTACAAAACTCTTTCAAAGAATGGTATTCCTATCATTGTTAGTAAAGACTATTTGTTGCCGCCTAACGATGATGTTTTCTTCACGGAATTATCTACAGAAGAAGGTTATGTCTTTTTTGATAGTTCCCTAACATCTAATTATGGAGAAGAAGATTTTCAATATTATAAAAAGATCGCCTCTGAATTGGAAATTTTTAAAGACTTCAGGTACTCTCAATCTTCAAAAAGTTTCTTTTTAAGAGTTTCTGTATATCTAGATGCTTTAGAATTTGTTCAACAAGATTTTTATCCTTGTGGTTGGGCAAAGCTCGATACTAAGGTAAATTGTAAAGTAATAGAAAAGTTTTTTAAAAATAGTAAGGTGGTGCGATAATGTTAAAAACTTTTATTGATACTTCTATGACGGCTAGTGCTAAAAATATTAACATAAAACAAAATGCCCGAGAAGGTTTTCTTCGTTGTGCTCTTGCTTGGGAAGTTGAAAAAAGAGTTAGAGAACTTTTTACTTCGCATGAACTATATAGAGAGGCTATTACAGAGGTTTTTTTAGATAATTATTTTTCAGAAAAACCTGCTGATAATATCATACTCCAAGTTCCTTCTTTCGAAGCAAAAACCGGAGTTTCTTTCACCATTACTATCCCTCGTATTATGTTTGTTCATTACTCAGCAATGGAATGGACAACTTCTTTTAATGAGAAAACTGTACCGGTAGACACTCCTGTTTTAGTTCAACTAGAAAATGGGGGATATGAAGTATTAAAATGTAAAGAATTTAGAAAAGGTTCTCCCCTATGGTCTACTACGAATGATGTTCCCTTTACTTATAAGAAAGTAGTTGCTTTCAAGGCATGTGAATAAAATGAATAAATCTCACTATATTCGGACTTTAAAAAATCTTACAAATTGGTGTCCTCTTAAACAAGGTAATTTTCTAGTTTCAGTTTCTCGTTTAAACTTTCTTAAAACTATTCGAAATGTTTATCCGGAATCTTATTTAGAAAACGTTGAAAACTCAAAAACTCGAAGTGTTATTAATGTAGGGGAAAATGAATTTTCATTAGATATCACAGTAACTTATGATATTCCTAGAGGGTTGGTTTCTATAATAGATTATCAAAATCTTCAATAATGCATATACTTATAGCCATTTTCTATCTAGTTACCATTAGTGCTACTTTACAACTCATAGTAACAGGAGTATGTGTATTTCCTGTTTGGTTACTGACTATAAATTGGGTATTAATGCTATATGATATGTACGTTGTATATGTAAGAGGTGAAGGAAGATGAAGTGGTTTTCTCCAAAGTTATGGACGCAAATTCCAGAATATGACAAAAATGTAGATAGTATTCTTAGAAGATTTATAGACCTAAGATATGAGTTAATATTTCTTTATAAGGATATGGATAACGCCCTTTACTTCACGCATAATAAAAGATACTATCGTTTAACTATAACACCTTTTTCAAGCTATGGATATGTACTTGAATCAACTACGCTAAAAACCTATCCCCTTTGTGAAAAAATTTAGAAAATATTAACGTAGTAAAGGATTTATTTTATAGCCGTGTTTACATGATGAAAAGAGCTTCTAGAAAAACAATAGCTGACTTTTATAATTTAGTAGATGTGCCAGCTACAAAACTTTTAAAAAATCACCGTTTGTTGGGAGCTGATGATATTTTTTATAGCAGGCAAGGTAAATATGGAGTAACCTTAGAGGGTAGAGTAGGCGATATTGTTCTTAAAGACAAAACTATTTATTTTAGGTTTAAATTATGACACCAGACGAATTATTTCAAGAATTTAAAAATAAGAAAGTCTTTTTCGATAAAAATGATTTAGATAAGATTTATAAACAGGCTTTTTATCTCGCTAACAAGTACCATCGTACAGGTCAAATTGTGGGGCTTAAAAAGATTTTGTTTATAATGTCAGTTTTAGAAAAGGAAAAGACTTTAATTGATTTAGGTATTAATCAATTTATTTATAAAGACACTATTATTGACTACGTTGATAATCCTGATAATCGAGTAAATGGTAACTCTCGTGTTGTTAAGTTGATTGAGCTTAAAAACTATCCTAGAGAGATACCGGATGAAATTGTTAGTGTTATCGAAAAGACTAAAAATATCTTTGACGAATTTTTGGTTCTTTACACGGATTACACTAATAAGGAAGAAAGACGCAGAAAAGCAGATAAAATCTATAGAGATCCTATTTTATTTGGTATATTTATTAATGATAAGAAGGATTGTTGCATAGATAGATTTTACATATTAGGTGATTGGGAAGATGAATATTGTAATCTTACCGTAGATAAGCTAATAGAAGAATCATCCAAAAAGGATATTATTAAACCTGTAGTTAATCCCAAGTCATTAGAGGAATTAAAAGCAATTGTAGATGCTTATAAGAGTAATAATAATGGTTTTATGGAATTAGGTACTCCTATTATTGTTAGAAAAACTTTCTTTCAAAAAGTTAAATCATTCATTTTTAAATGATTACAAATTTATCTAATTTGAGGTTTACAGATAATGTTAAAACTGTAAATCTTAAGAAAAATCATCAATTATATTGCTGTGTATGCAAACAACCTATTATCTCTTGTATAAATGGTTATGCTTATTGTTCTTTTGGAGATGATGATGTTACCTGCTCTCGTTGTCTATCTTATTATGAAGAAACAACGAGAGCAGATTGTTTAAATGATCTTATCAAAGACGATATCCCAAATTGGCAAGAACCCATAGAACAAGATACTACTAATAGCGTATTAGTGAGGTTAGAAAGATGCTACTAACAACAGGTTATCCAAAAATTGATTTTAAAAAAGAAGAAGATAATTACTACATTATTTTAGACAAAGATGATCATCTGTTTTTATATGTTGTCTTTGAAAGTTGTCTGACTATGGACGATGGTATAGATCAAATCTGGCCACATGAATTTGAAGAAAGAATTAAAGCGTATTATAAAATAGGTAAAATAGAAAAATGAGTGATAAAGTATATAAAAGAAAGGCTCGTCCCAAAATTTATGTTCAAGCCTTTATATTCGGATATGACGAAACTCCTGAATGGTTTACTAATTGTAAACGAGTTTGTATTCCTCAAAGACTTATTTATGAAAATGGTAAAACCATTTCTTTTGCCCCCGGTAACTATATTTGTAGAAACCTTGACGGTAATCTTTGGGCAGAAGAAAAAGAAGGATTTTTAGATAGATATCTTCTTATAGGTGAGTAAATGTTTTATAGGAAAAAGACTTTAGTAGAAGCATTTAGATTTGGTTATGAGGAACCTCCTTCTTGGTTTGATGACAGAGTTTCTTTTTGTGATAAAGAAAACGGATTTATAGAAACTCTTGAAGGTACTATGAGATTTTCCAAAGGAGATTATATTATACGGAATCAAAGCGGTGAAATCTATCCCTGTAAATATGATATATTTGTAGCTTCTTATGAAAAGGTTTAAATATGATTTGTAATGTAGAGATAAATGATAAAAATTTAAAAGAAGCATTATACACTCTTTTTGGTAAAACTGCTTTGGACGATCTCATTAAAGAAACTGTTAATCAGGATTTTGAATATATCTTAGATAATAAGGATAAAGGCAATACCGGAGTATTTGTAGATTTAGATGATATTAAAACAAATCCCTATAATCTGCAGATAGTCGGAGATAAACTATTTATCCCTGTTAAGCATCTTGATATCTTTCCTATCAGTGAAACAGAGTGGAATCCTTACCCTAAAATTATTCCTGAATGCAGTGAAAAGAAGCAATGGCTTGTTCAAGACGAACAGGGGCATATATGCATAGCTAAGTTTTACGAGGGTTTACAAGGTAAGTATTTTTATGCAATAGGCAATGTATATAAACTAGATAATGTAGTTGCTTTTCACAGTTTACCGGAAAAATATAATGATAAGTCTAGATAGAATTGTAGAGATTTTAGAAGAGTATGATTTATACGATGATAACTTACAGGCGCAGTTTGATTTAGTAGAATCCCTTCTTGACAGTGAGGCTGCCGTTTTTACTTTTCTTGATATGGTGGAGAATAAGGTAAGTGAAATAAAATCTCCTGACCCTAAATTAGAAAAAGTTTTTGATATTTGTGATGAATTTAGAAAGGAGTATACAAATGGAAACTTATCTTAATGATATTTGTGATAGTGAATTAGATATTAGAAACACACCAATTTCCGACCAAAAAAGCAGAGAATATAGATTTAAAGCAAAGGAATTTGAGAAACTGAATATAAAGCCAAAAAAGGCATTAAGACTCTTTTTTAGAGATCGTATTTTAACTCCGGCAAAATCTTTTCATATTAAGACATTAGAAGAGTATTTACTGATTTATTATGATCAGGATATTACTAATAGAATTATTGAAATCCTTAAACAGACTTATTTTTTAGTAAATTATCCTATTAGTGACGATGCTTATTTTGTAAGATTTACCGATTATAGCTGGCTTTATAAGGAAACTCTTTATAATAATACTAATGAAGAATGTGTATATAGATACAATAAATTAGGAGATAATGTACAAGATTTTCTTAATCAATATAGAAAACTTATTCTTCTTGTCTCTTATTATTCTAACGCTTATGGGGAAGATACGTTTTTAGAAAGTAAGGCATTAAAAGAAATTATAGCAAGTAAAAAGATATATAATTCTTTGAGTGAATTTCATGCGTCTATGGACACAATTACAAATACTATAGAACGTAATAAAGATGTAAAGAATAAAAAGGTTAAATATAAAGAACCTGTTTTATTAGTAGATTATGAAAAACTAGAAGTTTAAAAGGAGAAATACTATGAAGAATATACGAGAAAGAGAAGAGAAATTAAGAGCTTTAGGGTGTGAGGATGTTGAAAGAAGGCTATTATCTTTTTTCAAAAAATGTGTTGTAGCTCCATCTAAACCCTTTCGTAGTGATGTTTTATCAACCTATTTGAGTAAGTATTATAAGAGTGAAGAAGTTCATCAGATTATTAAAATTCTGTTAGATACTAAATTTCTAAACATAGTTGAAAACAGTAACTTAGAAAAATTCTTAATTGAGCATCCTGATGAAGATCCCGAATATAGAGAAGTATATGTAAAGTTTAGGGATTTTCGATGGTTGTATGAATACAGCTTTGATAATATCAATTTTCAGTATTCATTTTTGTATAGAAATATAAGGTATAGTATAGATGACTTATTATACGACTGTAAAAACCTTATTATTACCTTAGACTATTATTCTAATGTCTATTCTGATAAAGAGTTTTTTGATACAAACACTTTCCGCGAAGTTTTAGAACGTGTAAATGCTTTTTCTTCCTCAGAAGAGAACCTTATAGAAAGCATTCATAACTTCAGAAGCTCTATTGAAGTTATTGCTAATAATATTAGGAGAACTGGTATTATTATGCTTAAGAATCCTGAGATTGAAAAAGATTTCCCTGAAACTCCTACTCCTTTATTTTAGATAAAAACTTTTAGTATGCCAACACCCGTTTCTATTATTGACTTTGATTTTAATGAAAAATGCTCGTTTTATGAAACATTATATTCAACTATTCTGCACTTTATACTAAATACAAAGGATAGATACGGGTGTATTTACTGTAGATTTGGAATATATCAGGAATCACATGACGGTGAAATACCGGAATACGATTATGATTTTTCAAATAAAACAATTAACTCAGTATTAAACGAATATGTAAAATACGTAAATAAAAAAGCATGGAATCCATATCCTAAAAAGACTCCTAAAAATAATCATCATTATTTAGTTCATAATAAAGATGGACAAATGCGCTCTATGACTTATGAAAATAATGCATGGAAGCATCCGGAATTTGGTATAATAGCCTTTAGAGAACTTCCTGAGATATAAAATGTTTTATAGAACGACTAACAATCCCATCGCTATTGAAGCTGTTCAGAAGTTTAAAGAAACGTATAATAAAGAGGTTTTGTTTGCCTGCCTTTTTGGTAGTCACGCTTACGGCTATGCTTCTAAAGACAGTGATTACGATATTCGTATTATTTACAAAGAAAAGAGTGTAGGAAATTATTTTCTTTTAGGTAAGTACAAAGACTTCATAAACTATTCTGATGGTAATATAGACGTTGAAGCCTATGATATTGGCAAAGCTATCAGGCTATGTGCAAAATCTAACGTTTCCATTCTTAATTGGTTATGCGGCCTTATTATAGAAGATAATAATGACATGCACTATCGATTACTTTGTCTATGTGAGCAAGGAGATAAACGAAAATTTTTAAAGCACTTTCTAGGCATAGCTTATGAAGATTACAAAAAGCTTTGTAAAAATAGAACGGTAAAAGAGCTTAGAAATCTTTTTAGAGATTTAGTTGATATACACCTTGCTATTTTAAATATAGAGGAAAAGGATCTTTTTCACGCGGATAGTTATATGGATGTAAGCTTTTGCATAGACTATCCTAAACCTAATACTTCTATCAGAGACTTTATGTACTATGATTTTACTGATAAGTACCAAGAGGTAACTGATGAAGTTATAGCTAAATATTATGCTTTTTATCTTCATACTAAGGAAAAAGCAGATCAAGCTTTACAAAATACTGATTACGAGTATTCTGACAATACTTTGCAAGCCATGTCTCTTCATCTTTATAGATATTTATTAGGATATTAAAATGCTTTATACTATTCCCGCTCCAATGCATGCTATAAAACTTAATAATATTGATATCGATAATCTACTATCTTGGTTAGGAAAACGTAAACAAACGAAGAATCTAGATTCTGATTGTCAAAAAATATTAGAAGAAGATTTTTATTTTGTGTCTTACGAAGATAGTGATGACCGCATTTCTACCCCCGGTTACCTCGTAGATGGACAAAAGTTAAAAACTTTTATTAAAATTCCTGAAAACTTTAAGGAAAGATTTTATATTGAGTATAAGGAATTAGAGGATCGTTCTAATAAGTTATCTGCTATGTTGGAAAAATGGCGTAATAATTCTCTTGACTTTACTCCCTCTTGTTCTTATGAACTTTTAGAAAAACAATTACAGGTAATGCTTGAATATAAAAAGATTTTAGAAGAAAGAGCTAAAATAGAAAAGATTTCATTAGAATGAAATTCAGGGTATAATTATATTATTAAAGGAGATTAAGCATGGGAACATGGGGAACAGGAACAATAACTTTAGGATTTTACGCTCTTAATTTTTACAAAGAAAAGAAGCTGAATGCTTTAAAAAGAGAAGATATAGATAAAGCAGTTTTTGAGATAGAGGATTTTATAAAATCCTTCATGTGCAAAGAACTCTTTACCTATGGTGATAGTAATTTTGATATTGCTTTTTTACCTTATTATTCTAGTAAACTAGATACTCAATGGGTGCCTATAGAAGAGGTGGATTTAGGTTATCCAACCGGAATTATTTTTTCTAAAAAGGCCGGAAGAATAGAAGGTTTTACAGTAGAAACTTACGCTAATTTATTTTTCAATATAACGTGCTCGGATCGAGGTTATAGCGCCAGCAGTATTTTACTTCTTTTAAAAGACTTACTGCACGAAATTTATAATAAGAAAAAACTCATTCCTCACTATTGTCAATTTTCTATAAGCGACTGTAACGATAACTGTTTTTATACAGTATCTCCTTATTTTCGAATAAATTGGTATAAACCAAAAGCCACACATATCTCTGAGGAAGAAAGATACATACAGGAAGTTGACGACAACTGTGCTGCTGTATTAGAGTTTGAAGGTTCTATGAAAAAACTTAAAAAATTAATATACGGAGAATAAAATGAAAGCTTATGTTGTTGCTGATCCTAAAATTGCTAAGACTGTTTACAGTATTTTTGATAAAAAAGAATTAGCAAAATATATTGAATTTTTTGTAAAAAAATATACTCAAGCCAATTCTGTTATTATTGATCCTTGCTATGAAGGTACTCTACACCTAGAACCAAAGGTTAAAATTTTCTCAGTAGGGACTAAAATTAATATTCCATTAGATAGTTTAAAGATAGAATATATTTATGATGAAGAAAGTTGGAATCCATATCCTGAGCTTAAACCCATGACTAAAGGTTGCTCGGAATGGTTGGTTCAATGTAAAGATAATGAATTGCGTGTAGGTTGGTTTTTTGCAGAAGCGGCAAAAGGACAAGGTCTTTGGTTTTCGGATAAAGAAAAAGATAGTGGTTATCAATTAACTCAGGTCATTGCTTTTAGAAAACTTCCCGGTAGGTATTCCAATGAAATATAAATACGGTTTTAAAGACCAAAAAATTCAAAATTTCTTTTGTAGTCTTTTCGATAAAGAAAAAATCTTTTTAATGGTAGACTTTACTAAAAGAAATTTTCCTGAAGCTACTTATATAACTATAGATCCTGTTCGTAGTGGTCGCTCTAATTATATTACTCCGAAGTTGCCCGTATTTATGAAAGGAACAGAATTACGCCTTTCCTTCACCGAACTTAATATAGAGCAACTTTATGACGAGGAGGATTGGAATCCTTATCCTGAAATTGAACCAGAGGTCGATGAAAAAGAAAGATGGTCTCAATGGTTAGTTCAAACCAAGGAAGGTGAATTGAAAGTAGCTTACTATTATCATAAAGTAACAGATTTATTAGGAAATTATCAAGTTAATGATATTGGTAATGGTTGGCATTTTTTAAAACTCCGAGAATTAGAACCTGAACAAAACATTATTGCATTTAAAAAACTTCCGGAATTGTATAAAGAAAATGTGGAAAATTAATAATCCTATTACAGAGAAATATTTATATCATTTCTTTAGTCAGACTTATATAGATCAACAGTGTGAAGAGGCAATAAAAGAAAAAAGTCAGTACGTTCATTTTGATAATGGGAGTAATATTTGTAATATTCAATTTCATGTTTTATTGAAAGAATTTGAAAAAATCAATTATGATGAAAATGCATGGAATTGTTATCCCCTAATTTATCCTCCTAAAATTGGTCTTTATATGGTAAAAGTTAAAAAATTATTTAATGATCCTTTTTTAGCTTTTTATAATTGGGATCCTAATTCTCGGGAAAAATGGGAGGATGTAATTGCTTTTAGAGAAATCCCTAAATAATTAAAATAATTTTCCTATTTAAAAAGGTAAAAATAATATGTGGATAATTAAGGATAAAGATTTAAAAGAAGTTGTTAACAGATTTTTTAAAGACAGCGAAATAGAAGCTAGTTTTCTATGTAGTGAAAAGGATAGAATTACTTTATTTAGAGCTTGCCCAAATAAGTATAATGTTACTTTTACAATAGGTAAAGACCAGTTTATTTCTGTTTACGATCCTAATAATTGGAATGCTTATCCTACTGTTTTACCTCCCGAGTCTAATAATCCGTGGCTTGTACAGCACAAAGACGGAAGTATTTTAATAGCTAATTTTTCAAAAGGGTTAGATCCATGTTGGTTTTCTAATGATAATCCTATTGCTTGTGTTATACATGATATAGTAGCTTTTAGGAAATTACCGGAACCCTATAAATGATTAAATCCCTTACTTTGAAAAGCGGTTATAAGCATATCTTTAAAAAATTATCTAGGAAGACAAATGTATCTTTTGAGTTTGACAAACTTAATGTAATTATAGGCCCTAATGCTTGTGGTAAAACAAGTTTACTAAGATTGCTTAAAAATGGATGTGATAATAGCAATCATAATGAAAAACTAATTACAGGTACTTCTCTAAGGGAAGATAGAAGTACTATATGCGTAGATAAATTAACAAAAGCTTATTGTTATAATCCTAATGAGTTTTCCCAAGATCAAGCTTTATCGGTATGCGAAACGTTTGATGATTTTGCAGGTTTTTGGAATTATCATCATATGTTAAGCGGGGCTGAAAAACGGGCTAAATATTATAGCTATTTTTTAAGCAGACATGGCCAACTTAAAGAGGAAGAAAGTGTTGTTCTTTTTGATGAACCGGAAAATAGCAACTCTATGGATACTTTAGGCGCTTTTCTAGTAGGTATGGAAAGAGTATTTTTATCTTTGCCTAACATACAGCTTTTTGTAGCAACACATTCTCTTTATCTAATTATGCATCTTTTAGAAAAAAGAGCTAAACTAATAGAATTAGAACCCAATTATTTAAAATCTCAGGTAAATATGTATAAAGATATTGTAAATATGTATGAAAAGATGAGCTAAGTTAATAGGATTGAAAGAAGGTTATTTGAATCAATTAAGCGGATTCTTATAAAAATATTATTAAAGAATATGAGTTATTAAAGGTAAAATTATGAAAAGTTTTTTTTGACTTAAAGTATTATAAGAAAAGTGAGGCATCTTATATTAAAACCAATTTGGATGTTCTGAAAGAAATAAAACATCATACTTTGAGAATTGGTTTTTCTCCTAAAATACAAAGTCAAGTATCTTCATTATTTGATAGTAAAGATAACCACTGTTTTTCTAATGTTTGTATTAACGTTACTAAAAAGGATTTGTTTTCTAAAAAAGAATATGTTAAGATTTATAATTTATATCTACACGAATTTAATGCTTCTGTAAAAACTAAATTAAAAATTAAAAAAGAAGATTTAATCCTATTTTCTTCTGCTAATTTTGTACAAGTTGATAATAATCAATTACCATCTTATGTTCCTTTAATAGTTATGTTAAAAGGGCAAGAAGCAGAAAAGTTAAATAAGAAGTATGATTTAGTTATAGCCAAAGTAGAAGATAATAAGCAAAAGATTTATACTTTAGATGATAAAGAATGGGCAGGTAATTTTGCTATGATTCGTTCATATAAATCAGTAAGATAATACAGGGTATATGATGCGCCTAATTCTTCTTTTGCTTTTTCCTGCTTTAGCTTATGCAAATACAGAAATACCATCGGATATGTATGAGCCTAGAGATTTAGGTGAATGCACAGAATGCCATAGGCAAATGTACCCTACTAAAAGTTTAGATAAGTATAAAAAGGAATACATTGATGTATTTCATGGTAAAAATGAATTTACTTTGATTTACTTTGATCGAGATAAACCTGTTTTATATAGATATGAAAAGGATAATAAAATAATTTATTTATTTCCCTCTAAAATAACCGATAATCCCCACGTCATAAAATGAAAGACTTATTTTTATATAGTTATTTGATTCTATTCATAATAGAGTTTATAAGTATAATATTATGCTGTATAACAAGAATAAATTCTTTTGAAAATGGTATTAGTCAATTAATAGCTATGCTTACTTTTATAGCGTTATTGTTTTGGATAATGGCCTCAGGTATTATTTTAATTTGCTATGGTATTTATTCCTTAATATGAAAAGGAAATATTGCATTACCGCAATCATAAGAGATAAACGGGGCCATATAATTTCAAGAGCAAATAACTCCTATGTTAAAACCCATCCTCTGCAAGCCAAATATGTTAAGAAAATAGGAAAGGAAAAGAAGGTTTATTTACATGCGGAGGTACTTGCAATTTTAAGGGCAGGTAAAAGAATATCTAAAGCTTTCTCGATAGAGATATTTCGATTTGATAGAAAAGGAAATGCTAAGCTTGCTAAACCTTGTCCTATTTGTATGGAGCTAATTAAAACAACCTCTATTAAAGAAATTATTTATACAGAAGACTTTAAGACGAAATTTTAGGATATACTTTGTTTAGAGTAATATTATGAATCTCAAAGTCCCTTCTAATTATTTTGTTAATTATAACACTTCTCAAGATAAAGTCTTAATTTATTTAGAAAACGAAATTTCCAAAATAGTCCTTTATACCTATAAGGATAATCCTGAAATCCTTTATATCGCTAATCTTTCCGTAGATGCAAATATGAGAAATAAAGGAATAGGAACTCAATTGCTTTCTATTGCAGAGGATATCGCAGATCAAATAAATATAAAAACAATAATTCTTTTTGTAGAAAAGAATACTTGGATGCAAAAATGGTATAATAGATTAGGATACAAAAAACTTAAAATCTTTTCAGAAAACCCTCCTTTAGAAAATGCTATATGGATGAAAAAAGATCTATGAAATTTTCACACGCTTTTATTTTTGATATCGATGGTGTTTTAGCAAATCTCGAACATCGATTACATTTTATCCAAGGAGATAAAAAAGATTGGGATAATTTTTATAAAGATATGGACGAGGATAGCCCTATTCAAGCAAATATTGATATGATTTATTATTTACATAGATTTGGGGAAATCCTGTTTGTAACAGGAAGATCAGAAAAATATAGGGAGCAAACTGTTGATTGGTTAGCTAATAACTTAGGATATGGAGATCCGGAATCCCAAAAAGCAAATATTTCTAAAAATCTTTATATGAGAAAAAACGGAGATTATCGTCCGGATTATGTTATAAAAGAAGAAATTTATAAAAACAAAATTGAATCTCGTTATAAAGTTCAAGCGGTTTTTGAAGATAGAAAAACTGTGGTAGATATGTGGAGAAAACTAGGACTCACCTGCTACCAACCTTGTGATGGAAATTACTAAAAAATTAGCCTCTCTAAATTAGAGAGGCTTTTTTATTTTAATTAAGAGAATCGGCATGAATTAAAAGAACATATCCTTCCTTATCTCCGTCTTCATACTCCTGATAATTAATATCGCAATATTTGTCAATATCAGGAATGCGTTTATCCAGATTTACGTAAGAGGCATATTCTAAAATACCAATTGATCCCCAAGATCTTATATTTTTAAGATCATTCAATTCGCAATAATCTTTTAATATATTAGCAATTTCTTTGATTTCTTTCTTTTCAGAAACGATTGCTTTGATAGTAGTTAACTTACCTAAGCCATATACATAAAAACTACGAATATTAAGAATGTTAACATTGTCATTCTGAAGAAAATTAACTGCACCTTTAGCGAAATCAGAGTAGTGTTCCAAAGAACTTTCTACATCGCTATATTCGTTATAGTCATCACCAAAAGAGTAGGGAGTATTTTTACCAAACTTTGTATCTACGCCCTCAGAAAATTTATCAAAAACTGTCATAATATTCTCCAAAAAAATTTACTATAGTTTTATTATACTCCAATTTTTAGAAAAAGCAAACTTTGAAAAACTTTTCAAAGTATTTTATAATAGAGAAAACGTTTAAGAGGGAATTATGAAAAAAGTTTCTTTATATATAGCAGGAAAATACAGTAATTTTCGCGGAAAGGGCACTTGCGCTTATACTCTCGTATACGGTAGTCATAAGAAGAGCGAAGTGTATGATCCAAATACATTCGAATATGATATTGTATCAACTGCGAGCGTCCTCTTAGTAGCAGTTTTAGATGGTCTTAGAAAATTAAAAGAACCCTGCGAGGTAACTATATGTACCAATAATGAGGTTGTTATAAATACATTAAAGTATCTTGGTTATTACGAACGTAATGGATGGAAAACTAAGAAAAATACGGATTTCAAGTATAAAGGTATTTGTGAGAAAATTGTTCAAGTAAGCAAAGAACATATTATTATGCTTAATAATTATTTAGATGAAAATACTGAAAAATTAGTTGATGATGAGGTGGAAAGATTGTTTAGAGAATCACGTAGTAGTGGGTCATCTCATTCATATGTTGGAAGAAAAAGAAGATGGTGGTAATTATAAAAATAGGTTTAGGAGATAAAAAATGATGTACATTTATTCTATTTATGATAATAGTTCTGGTGAATCTTTCTTCCCCGAATTTGCACCTGATGATACTACTTATATTGAAAGAATTAAATATAGGATTAAAAATCATTCGGTATGGAAAACCCTTTATACAGAAAATCAGAGGAAACCGGGAAAATATGTATTAAGAATTAACGGTGTTTTTGTACAAAGTACAGGAATGGTTTATAACGAAAATCCTGATAATGGTATTGCTTATCCTAAAGTTTTAGCGAAATTTTCAGATTTATTTTAACAAAGTTATATAAACAGTTTTTAAAAAGCTCTTAATTAAGAGCTTTTTTATTCTAAGGGTTTTCTTGGATATTTAAAATATTTTTGATAAAAATTTTATATCAAAGTGCCCGAGGATAATATGATTATTAAACATTCAGATTTGATTAACACCCTTATTGTTTGTGTAGGAGGTTTCGGCTTTATAGCCGGTCTTTTACGCTATGTAGATGACTGGCGAGAAAAACGAAAAGAAAAACCTATTGAGTTTTCTACTTTTGAGGCATTATGGGAAGCCTTTTCAGGAGGAGCTATTGCAATAGGTGTATTTTGGATATTACAAGGTTACGAAGTCAACGCTTTAGCGGCTTGTGGAATTTCTTTTATGGCCGCTTATCTTGGGGTAAGGACTTTAACTTACTATCTTAAAAAATTTATAGACAACCGATTAGGAAAAGTATGAAACTATTATTAAATGAATGGTCGATAAGATTAGGCCGAGCTACAGCTATTGCTATTGCTATTTGTTTTGGATTTTTATTAGGTTATTATTATTGCGAACGCTCTATTATGTTTGATGATATTAAACATGGTATTTATATGAATGAACAAGCTATTCAGAAAAATACTGAGATGATTAAGCAAATTTATAAAAAATATGAAAAATAATTCAAAAAAGTCCTCTTAAGAGGACTTTTAATGTTATGAAATACCGGTTGCAATGTAAAAACAATATTTCTCATATAAGCTTCCATTTTTTAAGAAGATCTGTAGTATATTCTTCTAATTCTTCCTTTGTTCTGCATACCTTCACAGTCGGATTATTTTTAGCGTGCCTTAAAATCTCTTGAGAACGTTCTTGAGACATAGGAAGAACTCCCGGAGGGAGAGATGCTTTAATTTGTTTCTTATTCATAATAATCTCCTTCTATTGCTTTTATTTTATTCCGTTTTTATCTATATATCAATAAAATTTTATATATGAAGGCAAAAAGAGTCTTTAATTCTATCCCAAGGGGCTATTCAATCAAGCCAACAAGAATTAAGTAAAAAGGGCTCAAATACCAATTAGTAGGAGACAGCCTTCAGTCTCCTACTATCTACATTCTTCAATAGCCATAGAACATAAGGCATCTACTCTATTATTGTATTTATTTTCTTCGTGTCCTTTTACCCATAAAAATTCTATTTGGTGGATTTCAGAGAGTTTAAGAATTTCTTCCCATAAATCCCGATTGGCAACTTTTTTTCTATCTTTAGTTTTCCAACCATTTGTAATCCAATTCTTAATCCAAACAGTCATTCCCTTAACTACATACTCGCTATCACTGTAAAGCTTTACTTTACAAGGTTTCTTTAAAGCCTGTAATGCTTTGATTACTGCAGTTAATTCCATCTTGTTATTAGTAGTATTTTGAGACACTCCATATAATTCTTTAGAATGTTCTCCGCACATTAAAAGACAGGCCCATGCCCCTAATTTAACATGAGATTTATAACCGCCATCGGTATAAATGATTACTGATTGCATGATTTTAATTGCCAAGAGGAAATAAATTTAGGTGGATAGAATTGAGAAAATTGATTAATCGAACCATCAGCTCGAAACGAGGAGGCTCGGAATATAATTGCCTTGTGTAATTTAATAAGATTTTCTTCAAGAATTTCCGGAGACCTTTTACGTGCATTTTTTAAGAAAAAGATATCCTCTGAAACACTAATTATACCAACATCTTTGTTATCTAAATCTTCCTTTATTCTATTTGCCAGCTCATTATCAGCTACAAAATAGAATTTGTTACACCAATCCAAATAATAAGGCCATTTTTTATCACTCTTATAATCTTCCCATGAGGATTTTGTTTCTAAAATAATAACTTCGTCTTTGCTATTTAAGCAAAGGATATCTGCCCTCTTACATCCAAATCTATAAGAGCTATTTAATTTAGGTAAACCTACTTCTTTGAATACTGCATAATTTTTAGCAGCGTAATAAGAACCTACTACCCTTGAAAGAAAATAAATTCTATCTTTTTTATTTGCTGGAAGTTGGTGCTTAATTATACTATTCCTTGCACCCATAAAAACCTAAATTTTTAATAATTTTCACAACTTTACCATAACGCTTGAAAGTTTCAAGCGTATTAGGATAACACCACTCACCGTTATGCCATACTAACTCTATTTCCATTTCAGTGTAAACAATTCTACATAAACATAAATATTTATGATTTTCTTGTATTTCTATTTCCATATCAATATTCTTATATTTTTGAATTGTGACGTTTCTATTCTTTTTTAGTTTAGCGAAGAAGTTAACTAAGGTCGCCAAAACTCATATATGTTAGTATATTTTTGTTTAGAAAAAAGAGAAAAGTTAATCTGTTTATTCATATAAAACCGAATTATTTCATAGTCGTCTTCTTTTTCAGGGTATAGATTAAAAGGTTTTATATATTTAAGTTTTTTAAGTAACTTATTATATTTATAAACATCCTCGTATGTACATGGTAGCCAAAATTCCAACTTATCCAATACCCTCATATCTAGATACAATCTATTATCCTCTGATAACATTTTATCTAAATCGTTAGAAGATAATTTTAAACAAGGTATGATGTCTTTATCTGCATAGGTAGATATAGTTTCTACAGATAGATCTTTTAATTCAAAAAATTCTCTACCCTCCGTGTACATATTTTTAATAGGAAAATCTATATAAAGATATGCAAAAATATCTTCCTCTAATTGGTACATATACGTATATAGAGTTTGCATAGCCTCGCAAACATGCATATTCTTTTTAGCAATACCGCACTTCATGTTACAGTGCTTATAACAAATACAATTTGTACAATAGCTTTTTATATTTTCCTTAGCTAAAGCTATTTTCTCCCCAATTTCAGTAATACTACCTGTTACTATTTCATCCGAGTATTTACATAAATGAAAACCTTTATCTGAAATTGCTAAAGTGTTTATACCATTCATGCAGGTAAAAGTTTTACACATCTTTTTAGCAAAATCTACTTCAGGTGTCTCGAAAGATTTTTTAATGCAATCCGAATAAACTTTCTCATAAAGATTTTGACAAAAACTTTCCCAACCATCGTCAAATTCAGCAGATGAATATTTAAATAAATAGTTTATATCTTTATAAAGCTCTTTTTTACTTTTCCAAAGAATGGGTAAAAGTTTATATGTAGCGTTGCTTATATAAAACGTATTATCATATTTTACCAAACTACCTTTTACTCTAATATCCTGAGACACCGTAATTTGTGTAGGAAATTTATTGGAGATTCTTGGCCTTTTATTTTGAAGATTCTGTATATATTTTACCTGATCTTCTTTCAAAGGTGACAATATCTGAAAATTAGTAATATCAATATCGGTAATCATAGGTTTCTATAAGCATTATTGACAAAATTAACTATTTCCATACATTTACAAGAAAACTCATTGGCACATTGAGGCGCCATAGTACAACAGTTTCTAGCAGAACACTTTCTATTTACACAAAAATCATTATCACCGCTTTCTTTTATCTTTTCAAGAATTTCTTCCCTTGTATTATAAACAGTACCATATTTTCTTAATGTGGAAATCGAAGCAACAGAGCCATCTAATAAAACATTTAAACCAAGCATTCTATGACTACTTAAAATAAGATGGGGATTGTATCTATAATACTCGGGTACTGTATCAACAAATTCCATATAAGACTTTTGAAAAAGATCGTAATCAAAGTCTTTTACTAAATACTCATTACCGGCAAAGGCGAACATAGGAAAAGCATTATAACATAGCTTTTCGACATTAGGTAGATGACTAATAACGTATCTATAATTCTCCATAACATCAGGATTACAACTTGCCATTAAGTTATAGATACGCATTCTCTTTACTTTGTTTAAGCATTTAACAATATAAGGATCTTCTAATACATCTATGCCCTTTAAGTATTTTGCTCCTACACCCTCGTGGGAAAAATGAAGTTCTCCGTTATTTTCATTTAACCAATCGACAAATTCCTCTGTTAATAAAGTACCATTTGTCATTACAGTAAAATGAATATTCGGATGTACTAAAGAACGTATTTCTTTTATTCTATCTATATAAAGAAGTGGCTCACCCCCATTCATAACAACTGCTTCCGTTGTTTTAGGAGAGAGCCACTGTAAATACTCACGAATAATAGGAGTTAGCTTTGGTTCTCTTATTTTTCCTGCTTTTCTCATGCAATATAAACATTTTACATTGCAAGCCATACCAATAGGGATACAAACTCTTCGTGGTATATATTTAAACATTTATTGTACTCGTTTCCAACAGTAAAAAACTTCATAAGGTGGCATATTATTATGAGGCTGATTTCCGCCGTTTGAGTTCATGCTCCACTGATTGCCATTCCAATAATTTTCATTACCGTTAAAATCTCGATTCATTAATGGGCTAGACCAAATATTACCTGCTTCATCATACGACTGGGCATAAGCAACGTTAATAAAATCAACATATTGTTGATGTTTATGTGCGGGCATTTCGTCAATCGTTAAAGCGTGAGTAGCTTCACCACCTGTTTGACCTTTTTTATAAGTATCACCGGCCGCTAAGATAAATTTATCTTTTATCTGCGTCCACTGCCCCCCCCCCAATAGGGTAGAAGGATTCACAGGATTATCTGTCCAATACAAACTACCAACAGGATAACATTTATTTAAAATATAATTAGAAAGCTCTTCTAATGAAATAGGAGTATTAGTCTGCATAATTTATATCTAATAAAGGTAATTCTGCAATAAGTTCTTGTGATGTAGGAACAGATCTTGTGCCCGCCAAACATTCATCTAAAACCTGATAACATTTTTGCCATACAGCGGAACGCCATGTACGGAAGGCAGCACCTTCTTTATCAAACTTTTCTACACCACTATTAAAATAAGAGCATACAGATAAACAATTATCATAGTTCAGTTCCTGAGCTTTTTTATCCATATATTCCTGTACAGCGTCTACCAGCTTTTTTTGAATCTCAGCAGGAGAAGGGGGAACTTCATAGTTTTCAATCGTTACTCCTAATGCTTCCCATCCCTCTACACTAGTTGGATTACCAAAGGCTTTATTATCTTGAGCCAAAGCTCTGCGTAAATCAGCTAATGAAAAATAGGAGGTATTATTATAAATATATTTTTTCATACATATTCCTTTTCAGATATTTCATTGAATTTTACCGAATATTTCTTTTCTAAATTTTTAAAGAAAGCATACATCCGTTTTGCAATAATACATTCGTGATTGGTAGTGTTTTTAAAACAAGTATTTCTGCATACATTAAATATCTTACAATGTTTACATTTATCAGGTACTTGTTTCTCTAGCTTCTCTACATCAAATCCTGTATAAATATCACCATAGTATTCATTCGTATAAGGACATCCTAAAAACCGTCCGTCTAGCGTTAATGTAACTACTTTAGAACAAGCACATGAAACACCATAAGTAGAAGTTTTAGGAAAATACCATTTTTGTAAAGATCTATTTAATGTGAATTTATCTATAAAGTAATCATCTTTTAAATAATATTGCAATTGTTCTTCTATAGTTTCTTGCATAGAAGAAAGGTATTTCTCTACATCTTCTTGTGTACGTGCAACATCGGCATTCTCTATTTCATGTATAAAGTTCGCACATATACTACCATCATTACACACATTACGTAAATGGTAATCTTTAATAAGAGTATCTACATCTTTTTGAATATCTTTTACGCTTAAAGAACCCGAAGTATAGCAACTAAATGATAGACTTCTTAAATAACGAGCCAATTCCCATCGGGGTAAATAAGCATTATCTCTTCCTGATTCTTTACCATCAAATGATATAACTATATTAAAGAAATTATCGTTGAAAAAGTCAATTGTGTCCATGTCAAGGAGAGTACCATTAGTCACTGTTTTAAACATATATTTATAAAAGCTAAGATGACTAACTATTTCTTTAATAGTATCAATATAAAGAAGAGGTTCGCCTCCGTTGAAATTAATACTTCTTAAATTATTACAACCTTTTATCCATCGAATAATATCAGGATTGTACTTATACTCAGGAATGGAACAATGGCAATGTTTACATTTTAAATTACAATCACCTCCGAGTTTAATCATAAGTTTTTCAACAGAGGGACTAGGTACAACTTCTTTTTGTATATTCATATATTTCTTCTAATATAGAACAGTTAAAGGGTGTTGCTAAAGTAACGAATCTATTACATCTATCTCTTATTTTGCAATCTTTATTTATACAATATCTAACACACTTTTCTTTTAATACTTTTTCTTTAATAGATTCATATTTATCTAAAACAGTACCATATTTATGGAGATAACCCATGTCCACAACATCCCCATTAGGAAGGATGTTTAATCCGAGAGAAGGTTTTTCTCCATTTCTATTATATGCCCAATACCTAGGAGTAATTTCATACACCGCATTCCAAGTTTCAACATATTCTTTTATATTAAAATCTTTAATTAAATCTTCATTATTTATAGAATAAACTACATTAGGGGTGTACCTAAAATCATCACGTTTTAATTTGCGTACAATATGTTTATAAATATCTAGACAATTGGTATTGTATTTTGTAATAACACTGTTTATACGTAAGCATTCAATCTGTTTTACAAAAGAAAGTATCCTATCATCTTCTAAAATATCTACACCACGTAAATATTTCGATACTTTACCATCATACGATAAATGAATTTCTATTTTATTCTCATTAATCCAATCTACAATATCTTGAGTAAGATAAACACCACTAGTCATTATCTTTTTATGGATTTTAGGATTAGCATAATGAAATAGCTCTTTTATTTTATCCATATAAAGAAAAGGCTCTCCACCGGAGGCTACTACAGCAAATGTCTTGTTAGGATTAAGAGTTTGTAAAAACTCATGCATTAAAGAATTAAATGCAGGTATTTTTGGTTTATTCCATTCTCTGTAGCAATATAAACATTTTAAGTTACATGCAACACCAAGAGGGACACAAACCCTTGATAGTTCTATAAATTTGTTTTCCATTTACATATTAAACATTATCCAACCTATGCCAAATATTATTGCCGTTTCCATTCCATCCGTTAGTATTAGCACTTCTAGTATATGTGTAACCATTGGGATGCTGTATAAATATTTGAGCAATTTCTAAGGAATTATCCGAATTATATGTTATTAAAGTACCATATTGATTAGGCTGATTCAAAAGTATACCTGCTTTAGAAATCCAATAAATACCGGGATGATTATGCCAAAATTCTGGTGTATCCTCCGAAGTTGAATTTAATGGATTTAAACCTTGATATCTATTATTACTAGGAATATTAGTTAATTCCGTTCCTTTGTAAGTACATCCCTGTAAAGACGTATTTCCACTAACAGTTAAATCACCTGCTATGTTTACAGATGATATTTCTACCCCCCCCCAAAGTAACTGAGTTATTCTTTAAATATTCAAGCATAGTGCTTATAATAAGCTCTTTAAGATCATTAGCTGTTATGGGATTTGTTGTAATCATAATGTCTCCAAATTTCGTTTATAGTATTGTAGGAATTTCCTGTACTACACAAATTTTTCCAAATACTATTCCTCACACGGTTCAATATTATCAATAATAGTTTCTGTAAGATAGAACCAAACCCCTGCAAAAATAGCTCCCCATAGCAAGCGTTCATTCTTACACGTGATATGGTGTTCTCTGTGATCTAAATAAGGACATCCGCCACGACATCCTGATAATGCAAAGCAATCTTTGCAATTAGGACGCAAGCTCCAATGTAAAAAAGCGTCATTAGCAATATTATCGTAATCTGCTATGTTACCTATTTTAAATTCAACAGGATCACAATTCTGACAACTCAGCACATCACCTTTTAGAGTTACTGCTAAGACTTGATCGCTAGTAGATTCACATTTTGCAGAAATACTATTAGCAGGTTTTGCATAAACTAGCCATTCTAATAAGCGTATAGCTCTTTGCTGAATAGAATGCCACACAGGGTTATCCCATTGTGATGTAATTATCTCAAAAATCTGCTGAGTTAAGATATCTCGTTTCTGTTTATCAAAAATCATTAGACTTTGAGAATCGCTATGATAATTAACAATACCTTCAAAGCCAAAAGAAACTCTTTCGTCAAACTTTTTAAAAAATTCTGCTATTTTATATAGATCATAATTAGCAGGAGAGATAACCACATTAAATCCCATTGGATTTTTAGCTTCGATACTTTTATCTAAAAGATATTTCCATATCTCTACCATCTTAGGATCATTCATAGGATCATCTTTGTTTCTAAGATGAAAACCAGGCCCATCGTGGGAAATAGTAATGTGAACATTATATTTTAAGAAAAAGTCTATTTTCTCTTTATCTAAAAGAGAACCATTAGTAACTATGCTTATAGATGCTTTTTTCCAACGATTTCTTAGTTTAGGGATTAAATACTTTAGTACCTTGTAATAGACTAAAGGCTCTCCGCCCCATAATTCAATCCTACCCTTATCCCACAACAAAATATTCTGTTCATCAATAATGTCAAAGAATTTATCAACATCAGCTTCGGTAGGATACTTAGAAGTATCATTTATTCTATTAGAGGCTTGAGAACAATAAGCACAAGAATAATTACACTTAAGACCAAGTTGAATTTTTAAAGCATTTAACTTTCGTATTTTCTTAAGAGGATTTTGCGGAGAGAAAACTTCTTTCTTCTCCATATAAGGCTGTTTAATACCCTCAAATTTTTTATCTGTCCAAAAATACAAACGCCTTTTATCAGAATTTTTTACAGCGTTTGTTATATTATCATAATAAAAGACTTCTTTTTCACCATCTACAGTGTGTGCATTTATTTTAAATAGCATAGTTAGATTAAAGTAATTTGTACAGGATTTAAAGAAGAAGGGAATTTAACATCCATGCTAAATCTCAACACATCACCTACTTTATATTGAGAAGTAGGTATAGAAATACTCCCAATTCCGTTTACAATATTTACGGCATAAGTTGTGTTTGCATACCCATCACATATTACCGTAATAAAAATAGTTCGGTTAATTGAAGTATCTAAATAAGCATTATCAAAAGATGTCGGACGTATAGTATCTATAGAAGCATTAAAACACCATGTGGACATAGTGAGTTCAAAGGAATCTCCATAAGTAACTTCCGAAGATTCTACTTCAGGTATACAATACAAGGATGTTATATCCATGTAGTTACCTTCAGTATGATTTAAAATCTGTTCTTCAGGTGATACTACATGGGAAATAGGAATATTAGTAATTACATTTTCCTGTGTAGTACCATATAACGTATAACAGCAATTTGTTAAACTCTGCTCTTTAGTAAACGAATGAATAATAACTAAAGGCTGTAATCCAAAGTAAGTAAAATAAAGAGCGGGTTTTTGGAAATAAGCTGTATCAGATCTTGTATCTATACTTGTAGCCAAAGATATATTATTCTGATTAGTTACACCAAACAAAATTTGTTTACCAAATTTTTGAGAATCACTCTGCTTTGTTTTATCAAACTGTCTTTCTCCTGCTAAATACCAAAATTTATCTTTATATTCAATAATTTTCTCAGTACCATCACTAAGAATATTAGTATTATAAGTATCTTCTAAAGAAAGATTAGCTTGAGGTGTAGAATCCTCGGGATTAAAAGAAGCCCATACTCGAATAATCAATTTGTTTTCATCAACAAAATATTGATAAACATTATCGTATTCGGTTGATTCACTATTATAAATGTATAGAACAGGATATATCATATTAATACACCTTTTATATCAATAAAAGTAACTTGAGGATTATTATCTGATATTGTTAAAACAATTGGCTTATCAGAGGTACTATAAGAAGCAGATACGGAAAAGTTTTCGTTTGACCATGCTACAGTATTATCTGAGGGCATTACTTTATTAGTAACAGCAAGTGAAACTAAAGCAGGATAATTTAGATTAGTACCTGCAAGGAAATTATTTCTTTGCTCTTCTGTAAAGTTAGTTTTAGCAACAGATAGTATAGATAAATACAGAGATAACTTTAAAGGTACTTTATTGATAAAAGAACTAAAAGTAGAATTGTAGTCTATCTTACAAGCCCATGTATTAGGCATAGATTCAGGTACAGTGAGATGACAACAATTAAAAGAATATACTTTATTGGTAAAAGCCTCGGATTCCCAAATAATGAACCGCGAGGCTAAAAATTCGTGACTTTTTAAAGAATCAATTTGATAGGCTTTATTATTGAGAGTAATCAGTTTTAAAGCACTTTGTCCTGAAATACTATCTAATGCAACATATTTTTCTTCAAACCTAAGACTATTGGCTAAATAGATACTATCAGGATTTTCAGAAGGAGGCGTACCTTTATATATCTTCATAATTAACCATCCGTATCGCTATCCCCACAAGTACAGTTGCAGTTGCAATCACAATTACAGTTACAGTTAGTATAATACCTATACACATAAATGCATTGACGATACTGTGAACAATGGACTTGGGAGCACTGTACGTTAGAACATTTTACCTGATTACATTGAACTTGGTTACACTGTTTATCAGAACAATGAACGGCAACTGTTGATATAGTGTTAGAGGCTTTTATCTCTTCAAAAGAAATCGGGGCTAGAAAAAGATTAAAAGATTGGTTTTTATCGAAAGAAAATACAGCCGAATCTGTAGTCTCATCATAAGATATTTTTGACATAATTACGTATAATTTTGACAATCATAACAGTTATAGCAATTCACGCATAAAGTATTCGTTTTATCACATTTACCTGATTGATGTTTACAATTATTACATTCTAAACAATTAGCCGTGCACCTACCGCTACATTGCACAGTTGTACGCTGAACGGTATTACATTGTACTGTCGTACAATCTATTGTCGTACAATGAATAGTATTACATTCTACTGTAACAGGTGTGCAATAAACAGTAGAAGAAATAACTAAATCAGAAGGTAAAGATCCATTTACAGTAATAGTACCTAATGTTAAATCAAAGTCATAAGCAATATCATCACTACCGAATTTATAGATACGTAAACTTTCCTCATTAACCTGATCTATTCGGAGTTTACTCATGATTTTCTAGCTCTCTGATTCTATGTTCTAAATTATTAACCTTATTTACCAATAAGGCAACTATGGCGTTATAATCTATTTTTAAAATATTATTTTGTTCTGAAACAGCTTGCGGACAAATTTTTTGAACATCTTGAGCTACAAGACCTATTTTATCAACATTAGAATTTTTAAAATTATAAGTATAGGCCTTCAAAGAAGAAATATCAATATCAGATAAAACTTTAAGATTTTCTTTTAATCTACCATCAGAGTTTATTATAACGCTTTCAGCAGATAAAGATCCTCCTACAACCACATCCTCAGTAATAAAGGCGCTGTTATTGGTAATATTGACTTCCCATTCTGTCCAAGTAACTCCACTGTCCATGGAAAATCGAGCATAAGTTTTTGTATTATTATTAGTACTATCAATAATTCTTATTAATTGATAAATATTAGTACTATCTTTTACCCTAGAAACTTCTAAAACTCCGGCAAATCCTTCTGCTGGTCCATTAGTTTGACCGGCAGAATCTATCCAATATCTTCCAGAGGTTAAAACTGTGTTTAAATCACAATTTGTTAAAGAGGGTAAATCACCGATTTGGCCTCTTTCGCTAGCAAGATCCTCGTAATCTCCATTAATAGCAACGTCAATTACTTTTAATTTTCTTACATTATTAGAAATAATAGTATCTGTCATGTCTTTTCCTATTGAGCAATAGTATTAGGAAAATTTATTTGAATATCTTTTACTTGTTTTATTGTGGTAGCATTGGAAATACTTTCTTCATATTGCCATTTTAAAAGATAATAAGCAGAACCACTTCTAGCAATTTCAGCTTGCATTTGTTTTAAATGGTCTTTATTAACTTCATGAAATTCATTATTAAAATCTCGGAAAACAACAGTTTCTTTTCCGGAAACTTCCAATTCATTAATCAATCCTATTATATTAATAATAGAAGTTTCATTAGCATTGATAGGAAAACCATAAGAACTGTTTACGTAAATACTGCTGCTATTACGAATTTCTTTAAAAGCTTGTTCTAAAATATCTTTTTTAATATTTTTTGCTATTTCTAAAGAAATAGAGGGATCTTCTACCTCATAAGTAACTCCATAACTAAGCCATTCTTCTTCAGTAGCTGGTATTCCAAAAATTTGAATATTGTTTTCTCTTAAAGCTTTATAAAGATCAGTTAAAGAAGTATATTCTTTATTATCATATTTATATATAATCATATCATTCCTCTGTAGAAAGAATATTAATTACTTCTTCAACAGTATATCCTAATTCAAGAAGTTTACAATGAGAATCTTGTTTCCAAAGATATAAAGATTTTATTCCTGTTTGAGGATCAGTAAGAACTTTTTGAACAAAATTTTGCTCAATTATTTCATCCTCTTCTAATACTCTTTCAAAAAACCAATTATATTGGGTTTCTAAAAGATTATTAAAATCTTTTTCCCATAAATTTCTAGGAAAATTTTGTCTGACAAATTCATAATCAGATTTAGTTGCTAATATTCTAGGATATTCCATAATTAAGAAAAAGTGTAATAGGAATTGCCATCCTTTGACTTTCCATTTCTAATAAAAGCAACGAAGGGTAATTCCTCTTTATATTGAATTAATTGCCTTATAAGTACTTTACTAGACGTAAAAGTAATGTAAAGCGCGTCTTTATATTTGAATTGTGTTTGAGCGCAATTATCAGAATATTTAGTTTTTGTAATTCTATAGGCGAGTATCTCAACTTCTTTGGAACATACTTTACTTATAGGTATTTTCTTTCCTTCTAAATTTCGCTCTTTACAAAAATCTGAAAATCTTTTCAAAGTAATTCTTTTAATTTATCTAACTGAAGAGTATTTTTAAAATTATAGGAATTGGCATGTTTTAACCAACCTTCGGCACTAGCAATTTGAGATCTTGCTCTTTCTTTAGAAAGTTTACCGTTTAAAATTCTTTCTTCTATATGAGACATTCTTTTACGAATCCTTTTAGCGGTAGATTTACGTACTAAAATATAATTAGTAAAATGCCTATAACCAAGAAAATCTATTCCTTGAGATACTGGAAATATCTCTTTTTTAGATAATATCAGCTTTAAATTATTTAAAACGGGTATAATCCTATTAAGGTAATTTCTTAACTCTTCTTTAGAATTAGAAAAGAAAACAAAATCATCACAATATCGTATATAGGCTTTACAATGAAGAGAATGTTTTACAAACATATCTAATTCGTTTAAATACAAATTACCAAACCATTGAGATAAATAATTTCCAATAGGAACATTTTTATCGCCTTCAATACTATCTATTATTGTGTCTAATAAGGATAAAAGCTTTTCATCCTTTATTTTCTTTCTTAGAATTTGTTTCAAAATATCGTGATTTATACTCGGATAGAATTTTGAAATATCACATTTAAGACAATATTTATATCGTCTAACAAAATCCATACATCGTTTACTTCCGGCATGTTGCCCTTTATCCTTTCTACAAGAATAAGAATCTGAAATAAAAAGATTATTCCAAATATTTTCTACTATATTAATAATCGCATGGTGAACAATACGATCAGGAAAGAAAGGCAATATATAGATAAGGCGTTGTTTAGGTTCATAAACTGTTTTATAACGATACTTAGAATTTTTAAAACCATTTATCAAAATATCATGCAATTTATGTACAGCTTTATCAGGATTTCTCAAAACCTTTTTAACACCGGCTTTTCTTTTCTTACCACGAGAGGCATTCTTTAAAGCGAGATACAAATTATCATAAGAGATAATCTTTTCCCATAAATTATCATATCTTTTCATAAAACGTGTAAAGACGTTCACATAAGTTACTAGCCCAACACTCTCCCATTTATGTATTTTCCTAAATTAGGATAGCTTATAAATCCAGCCTAGGGTTTGGCACAGAAACCTTAGTATCGAAACTAACCGAGCTGAATTGTTCGACCAGCTATTCGCTGAGAAATTGTTGCAATTCACAGCTCGTGAGCCGCAATTAGACCTATCGTCCTAGTTGCCTCCAAGTAGAGCCTGACGAAGAAGCCCATTGCAAGAAAATGACTTATAAGCTAATATTAAATTTTTATAAAACTAAATCTTCACAATACCCTATTACCTGATATTTATCTATATCATAATCAGCTAATACTTTACCATTTATAATATTTATAAAAAGATGTTTTATAACAATTGTATTTTCGTAATCTTTTAAATATAGATAAACTTTATGACCATATAAATGAGTAGGTATTTCATCTAAAGAATTTAGCTTAAATACTCTATTTACTCTTTCATTTTCATTATTTGAAGCGAAAATTGTTTTATCTTGTTGTTCTTTTCTTTCCTTGAAAGGAAATTTTTGTCTTCTTATATACTTATTAAGAGTTTCAGGATTTTCAAGATCTATAACATCCCAAGGAGTTAATTCCTTTTCTAAAGTAATGTACATATTTATTTCCTTTAAGTTACTT